CGATGTCTTTTTAACATTCAGACAAACTGGTCACGCCCACATGAGTTTTTATGGGTGTGATTATAAGACTTGCTTAGCGAGGGTTGGATCATGCATGGGAGTGCTTATTTCCAAAACTAAAGACACTTGTGTCCTAGGTTTTCACCTTGGTGGTGATGGAAATAAAGCATGTGGTGGAATAATCACGAAACAGGATTTGAAGTTAGCCTATTCCAAACTCGATGAGCGCTTTTGTCTTTCGGCAAGTGCTACCGATATACCAGAGGAACAGTATGATACAAAAGTATTGTCTTCTGATAAGGCTCATCCTAAGAGTGTTGTCCACCAATATGACGCTAAGGCGTCATTTGAGGTGATTGGAAGTACCAAGGTGAGAGCAAAGGCGACATCTAGTGTCGAGCCCTCAATATTGGCTCCCCACGCTAAGGCAATTTTTGGGGTCAATTATGACTTTGGGCCTCCAGCCATGGATCCTAATTGGGTTCCTTTTAATGATTCTTTGGAGCATGTTGCTTATCCTGAGCACTGCTATCCTCCATCTTTATTGCGCCGAGCATGTGAAGATTGGATGGATCCATTGTATAGTGCTATCAAAGATCATTGTCAACGAGAGCCCTTTAGACCTCTTACATTACATGAAGCTGTTAATGGCCTTCCCGGCAAACGCTTTATGGATCCTTTAGTCATGTCCACTAGTATGGGTTTCCCTTTGATGGGCCCTAAGGAAGAACATTTTGACATGGAAGTCAAGGATAATTTCTTAGTTCGGACTCCAAAGGAACATGTAATAAAAGAGATGGATCGCCTCATGACGTGTTGGAAACAGGGCGTACGCGGATATCCCGTCTTCCGTAGCGTTCTCAAAGATGAACCCACACAAGTTGGAAAGACCAAAGTTCGTGTCTTTCAGTGTGGTCCAGTTGCATTTTCCATATTGTTGCGTACATACTTTTTACCGATTGTGAGATTTTTGGCTCTATATCCGGTTTTGAGTGAGTGTGCCGTTGGAATCAACAGTTTTAGCCCTCAGTGGCAAGAACTAATGGATTACGCTGAGAAATACGGTACTGAGAGGACAATTGCTTGGGACTATTCTAAGTACGATCTGAAGATGTCCAGCCAAGTTACCAGGGAAGCCTTGTATGCTCTTATACGCTTGTGTAAGTATGCGGGCTACCCCGAAGAGGCTATTTACATTATGAAGATGATGGTTAATGACCTCGTGCACCCACTTATCGATTGGAATGGGACAATGCTTTTGCTGACATCCCTAAATACTTCGGGCAACAACATTACGGTCCAAATTAACTCCATTGCTAACAGTTTCTACTGTAGAATGTGTTTCTTTGCGACTTACCCGCAGTATGAGTACTTTCGAGATTGTGTAGCCATTACTACTTATGGTGATGATGTGTACGGTACGGTGGAGAGTAAGTTTCCTAAGTTTAATTTCTTCTCTTTTCGAGATTGGATCGGAAAGTATGGAAAGAAGGTGACTCCTCCCGATAAGGATTCGGAGGGCAGTGAGTATATGCCTGGTTCGGATTTTCTGAAAAGGAAGTCCAACTATATCCCAGAGCTTGACATCAAGATTGGCATGATCGACGAGAAAAGTCTGATTAAACCCATGTTAGCTAACGTGCGGTCTAAGGCAGTGACTGAGATCGAAGTTGCTAGGTCAGTTCTGGAGTCTGCCGCTCATGAAATATTTGCTCACGGTCGTGAGAAATATGACGAGTGGATGCTCAAACTTCGCGATGTGGCTGAGCGAGCCAACGTCGTGTGCCCTATCCTTGACATTACCTTTGATGAGCGTGTCGAGGCTTGGAAAGAAAAATATTGCTCACCACAAGAACCAACTTGCTAAAAGAGATATTTCCTACACCAGAAGAGCGTATACTGACTCCGCGAACAATAGAGTGGTTACAAGCTGAAGCGAGCAGCAGATTCTCGTTAGAGTTGGATAACTCGTCTCCATATTACGATATATTATTAAATATTACATCTTCCATAAATAAAATTGAAAATGCCGGTATGCCGGTCCCAAAAGATTTATTTGACTCCCTGTATATAATAATGTGGTACAATGTGGTGGAAAATGCAGTTGATCACTATGATCTTTACGATTACGATCATGTGCAAGATTTTAGCACACTGCAACCTCAGTCCGAATCTGAGCAAAACGTCAAGTATCTCGACAGTATAAAGCCCTATATGGATGCTATTTCGTCGGATATTGATGTCTTACGCACGTCAACTACGGACACTGACGTGCCATTGGGGGAATTCCTCTCCCGCCCTGTCCTATTGGATAATTTTGTCTGGCAGAACGATCAAGTCGTGTCCCAGTCAATTAATCCATGGGAGCTGTTTATCAAGAATAAGCGAGTAGCTAACAGAGTTTCTAACTATAAGTTACTCACTGGCAATCTTCATATCAAGATTGTGGTAAACGGCACCCCCTTTCATTATGGTCGCCTACTAGCATCGTATATTCCGATGGCTCTGTACGATGATTCATTGACTGGAACTTTTAATGATGCTGATTTAGTTTTACTATCTCAACGTTTGCATAGTTTTATCAATCCTAGCGATAATGATGGAGGGGAAATGACTCTCCCTTTGTTTTGGTGGAAAAATACCATTGACACCACCGTTGAGGGAAATACTAACGATTTCGCAGCACTGGGAACTTTGTACATCATAACTATGAATCTTCTCAAACAATCGAATGGAGGCTCTGACCCTGTCAATGTCTCTGTTTATGGTTGGATGACTAATGTTGGAATGTCTGTCCCCACTGCTAAAAATATTGTTGGTTTGTCTCCTCAGTCTAAAACGACAAAGAGAGTCAACAACACCAAGACAAAGAAGGATGAGTATTCTGCTCAAGGTCCTGTCTCTGGTGTCGCTTCTGCAGTAGCCAATGTGGCTGGCAAATTAACCAGTGTTCCTTACATTGGTAATTTTGCTCGTGCCACGCAGATTGGTGCTACAGCAGCAGCTGGCATTGCAAGTTTGTTTGGTTATTCACGCCCTACAAATTTAGAAAGCTGCGTTTATCGCCCCGTAGGTAAGTCTAGCTTAGCTATTACTACTACACCTGACGACACGCAAAAACTTTCTGTCGATGCACAACAGGAACTTACCATAGATTCCTGTGTATTTGGCATGAATGATTCGGATCCAATGGAGATCTTGAAAATAGCGCAGGTCGAATCCTATTTAGGCCAGTTTCCCTGGACTGATTCCACGACCCAAGAAAACCAATTATTTTCTTGTATAGTTGACCCTTCGTTAGCTATTAAATCTTCGGTTCCGACCAATTTCCTTGCTATGCCAGCAATTACATTCGCTTGTACGCCTTTCAGATATTGGCGTGGCACTATCAAATTTCGTTTTATGGTTGTCTGTTCAAGATACCATAAAGGACGTTTGAAAGTTGTTTATGACCCTTATGGACAATCTAATGTCAATGGGGAGTATAATGTAGCTTACACTACTGTCGTTGACATAAGTGAAACTACTGACTTTACCATTGAATGTGGTTGGGGTCAAGCCACTACATATCGTGAGCGAATGCCTCTGGGTGCGATCTCTCCCCCATATGCGACTACTGGTACTCTCGCTTACACTTCCGATTCTGAACCGTATGGTAACGGTGTCATTTCAGTTTATTGTGTGAACGATGTTACATCACCAGCTCCACCCACTAACATTTCTGTTAATGTTTTTGTGTCAGCTGGAGACGATTTTGAAGTCGCTGGTCCCGATGGGAGCGATTTAGCCCGGTTACGTGTCCAGAACAAACACGTAACCACCCTCAAGCCTCAATCCGACGAAGCTCTTCGTCCTACAACAGAGGCTGAGGAACAACCGGATAATCCTACTGGTGTCCCCACTGTCCATGAAATGGGGCCTCAGTTATCCTTAACCGATCCTGCTAACCTAGTTCATTTTGGAGAATCTATTCGTAGTTTTCGACAAATGATTAAGCGATATACAGCCCATGAATATGCACCTTTATTAGATAAGTATCCCGCTAATAAGGGAAAGGTCTATGTTACGAGACAACGTCATGCGTTGCCTTTCGTACCAGGGTACACCTCGAGCGGTGGTGGCACAAATCAAATTGTGTACCCCCTACAATCAGGTGGCTATGTTTATGGAAATATGACGCTTTTGCGTTATTTGACACTAGGTTTCGCGGCTTGGCGAGGAGGAGTCCGGTACATCCTTGATTTTTCCGAGGGCCTAGATGACGTAACTTCTGTGGTTGTTTGCAGGTCGACAACTGTCGTGCCTGAAAATGCTACTACTGAATTGCAACAACCTAATGCAGCTACTGGAGCTGCTCAGCGAATTAAGCTTAAAAAGGATCTTAACGGAATTGAAGGTGCTGTCTTACAGCCCATGTCTGTTAATCGTTTAGTAGCTTTTGAAGTTCCCTTCTATTCGCAATATAGGTTTTTGCCATCCCGAACTTACGATGATTTTGGTTCCGGAACTAATCCTAGAGGTCCACCTCTTCCAAAATCTAAAGTACTTCCGAATCCAAGTTGGCGTACTGGATATGCTGTTAATGCGGAAGATACTGGAGGACTTGGACAAAACACCGCCCTGAGCATTTGGGTGGCGGGAGCAGAAGACTTTAATGTCGGGTGGTATCAAGGACCACCTCTGTTCTGGTTGGAGGATACTCCTCCGACTGCATAATGCTATACTCTGCGAGAGCCCGCAGAACGGGAATACTATGTATTCTCGTCGGCGGATCGATGCGAAACTAATAAGTTTTGCCTTCCGATTCGTCGGAAGGATTTTTATTATTGGTCTCAACTTATCGATTTGCCGGAAATCTCCTGCTTAATAGGAAGAGTGGTCACATCTACCCTGCACCTTTCTATTTTGCCCGGCTTTTGTGCAA